ATCCAACAGCAGATATGGATTCTCCTAAAACTAGCGAACCAAACTCTGAATTAAGTGCAGTTAAAAAATCATCTTCAGAAGCAGAACAAAAACCATTAAAAGAAGATATGGTAGAAGTATCAGAAGAAATTACAAAAGAAGAAGAGAATATTCAAGATAGCGTTGTTGTTGCAGAGTTACAAAAAACTGTAGATGGTCTTAAACTAGAAAACAAAACATTGAAATCTGATAACGAAAATCTAAGAAAAGCTGTTAATTCATATAGAAATGTTGTTAAGGAACATGAGATGAATTTAACTAAATTAGATTTACAAACTAAACTATTTGAAGATTACTCTATTAACGAATCTACAAAAAGAAAGATAATGGAAAAATTTGAAACTGTTACAAACATTGAAGGTTTAAAATTAATTTACGAAACATACAAAGATTCTTTAGAAGTTGCAGGTGTTGGAACTAAAAAGAAAATCGTAGTTAAAGAAACAGCAAAACACGCTGGTAATTCAAGTGTTAAAAAGATAATATCTGAAAATACTACTAATGACTTTAATAGATGGAAGAATATTATCGATTACAAATATGGAAGTTAATATAAATAATTTATTTAATTGAGGAAAAAAAGTGGCTAATAATGGCTTAAATAGTCTTTTAACGGAGACTAGAAACACAGAAAGATCAATGCTTGAAGAATCAAGAGGTCTTATTGCTAAGTGGGAACCAACTCACTTATTAGAAGGAATTGAAAGTGATCATGAAAGAAGAAATATGGCACTTATGTTAGAAAACCAAGCTAAAAGATTAATTCATGAATCTTCTAGATTAGGTACTGCTGCAAACTCGGAAGAGTGGAATGGTATTGCATTACCATTAGTAAGAAGAGTATTTGGTTCAACTGTTGCAAAAGAATTCGTTTCTGTACAACCTATGAACATGCCTTCTGGACTTGTATTCTTTTTAGATTTCAAATACGGAACTGCACAACCAGGTTTCTCAACAGGAGCAGGTAAAGATTCACAAGCAGATTCTATTTGGGGTGTAACTAAAGAAGAAGGTGAAGCAACTGGTGGTTTATATGGTAGCGGTAGATATGGTTACACTATTAATGATGTAACTTCATCTGCATTAACTAACGCTGCTACATTAAGTGCAACACAATACGTTTCTGGTGCAGTTGTTGCATCTACTTACAACTTTGATACAGAATGGTCAGCTTCAGTTACTGCTGCTGGTGATACATTTGGTGCAACTTCTGATAGTATCTTTACTATCACTATTTCTACTGCATCATTAGCTAATCCTGATATGACTGCAGTTGATGCATTTAAATTGTCTGGTACTGGTGTTAAAGGATACTATCCTGCATTTACAACTGCTAACGGTGCTAAAACACAAATTACTTTCGTTGTATCTGGTTCAGGTGTTGCTAATGACTTAGTTGTTACTTATCAAAAACAACCTTCTTCAGAAGCAAGAGGTGATTTTGAATATACAAAAACACAAGAATCTACATTAGATATTCCAGAATTAAACATGGAATTGAGAAGTGAAGAAATCGTTGCTAAAACAAGAAAACTAAAAACAAAATGGACTCCTGAGTTCCAACAAGACGTTAATGCTTACCACTCATTAGACGCTGAAGCTGAACTTACAACTGTAATGTCAGATTATATGGCTAGAGAGATTGACTTAGAATTATTACAGATGATCAGAGATGCATCAGTTAATAACTCTGCTTGGTCAGCTAAATTAGGTAACTATTATAATGGAAGTGGATTCCAAGACTTTACACAAATTCAAAGTGAAACTGCTGCATACACTAGAACACAATGGTTCCAAGAGTTAATGATCACAATCAACTCTGTTTCTAACAACATTTACCAAAAAACACAATTAGGTGGTGCTAACTTCTTAGTTACTTCTCCTAAAATTGCTACAATCTTCCAATCAATGCCAGGATTTACTTCTGATGCTACAAAAGATTTTACAAAAGTGTTTGCTGCTGGTACTAAGAAAGTTGGTAACTTTAGAGGTGAGTTTGATGTATATGTAATTCCTTACTATACTAACAATGAAATCTTAATGGGTTACAAAGGTTCTTCATTCTTACATACTGGTGCGGTTTATGCTCCATATATTCCTGTAATTTCTACACCAATCATTTGGGATCCAGAGAACTATGTTCCTTCTAAAGCCCTAATGACCCGCTACGCTAAAAAAGTGTATCGTGGGGAATTTTATGGTAGAATTAAAGTTGATGGTCTTGAAACTGTTTATGGATTATAATTAATATAATTTATAAGTTTCTAAAAATTAAGCAGATACGAAAGTATCTGCTTTTTTTATGTCTAATTTTAACTAGATATGCTAAGAAGGTATAAATAGATTTCCAAATAAATTAATAAATTTTAATTCTAAATTGAGAGAGTATTTTCCAAATGGAAAAAAATATTTCTTACAAAACAACACATCTCATTTCAATACAAAAATCAATACTAAGAAAGAATATCTATTATACTATTAAACTCATTTAGTTTTATATTTATATTAAATATATTTTTTTATTTTTAATAGGTAATTTATGGGTAAATCTAAGCCTTTAGGTGAAATAAAAGATATTAAAATTGATAATACTAGTAAAATAAAACCAAAAACAAAACCACAATTTGACATACAATTAAATGAAGAACAAAAAGAAGCAAAAAAGATAATATTAGAAAATGACATTATAGTCTTATTTGGTAAACCAGGAAGTGGTAAAACGATTCTTTCCGTACAAATAGCATTAGATTCATTCTTTTCAAAAGATATAGATAAAATATATATAACAAGACCAACGGTATCAAAAGAGGATATAGGATTTTTACCTGGTTCATTAGAAGAAAAAATGGATCCATGGCTTGCTCCTATATATGATAATTTTGATAAGTGTTATGGTAGCACCGCAGGCAAGAAACAGACTATAAAAAATATGATAGAAAAGAATGAAATTATTATATCTCCACTATCTTTTATGAGGGGCATAACCGTTTCTAATTCTATAATGTTAGTTGATGAATGTCAAAATATAACAATAGAACAAGCAATGATGATTGTAGGTAGAATAGGAATTGGAAGTAAAATAATATTCTGTGGTGATTATAGACAGATAGATTTAAAAAATAAAAATGATAGTGGGTTAGAATTTCTATTGGAATGTGGAGAAGGTATAGATGGATTCACATCTATAGAATTGCAGTCTAATCATAGACATCCTATTTTAGATAAGTTTATGGTTAAGTTTGATGAATACCAAAATAAGAACAAAAAGTAAATTATATTTATTAATATATGGCGAATGTAAGAGTACCAATATGGGACGGTAATCCCGGTTCAGTTTCAGGATCAACTCCATTTGGATATTATGATAATGATTCATTATTCCAAACAGATGCTCCTAAAATAGCAAAGATGATTGCTAATAGACTCGGATATCCAGTTATGGATGTAGAACTAACTTCTGGTTCTATATATTCAGTTATAGAAGAATCTGTAACAGAATATAGTTCTATAGTAAATCAATATAATACTATTGATAACTTTATTAATATACAAGGTTCATCTACTGAAAATGTAAATTTAAGCGGTAAAGTTATCAAACATAGTTTGGATAGAGTTATTAGTTTAGCAAAGAACTATTCCGCAGAAGTTGGTGCTGGTGGTAATATAGATTGGCTTACTGGTAGTATAGATTTACAATCTGGTGTTCAAGACTATGATTTACAAGATTTATATACGCAAGCAGGTGGTAGTGGTAGTATAGAAATAAAAAGAATATTTCATCAAGCAATTCCTGCTAATTTAAGATATTTTGATCCTAATTTAGGAAATAGAGATTTCTTAAATGCATTAGGTTTATCTGGATATGCACAAGGTGTTACTTATACACTAACACCATATACTATGTTTGAAGATTTAATAAGAATGCAAGCTATAGAGTTTAATGATCAATTTAGAAAATCAACATATAGTTTTGAATTAATAAATAGTAAACTTAGAATATTTCCTGTACCTGATGTAGATCATAAATTATATTATCATTATATTAAAACCGATGATAGAAGAAATGTAATAGAAAGTAGTGGATCTAATGTTGTTAGTGATGCAAGTAATGTTCCTTATAATAATTTAGAATATTCTAAAATAAATGATATGGGTAGAACTTGGATTAAAAACTATGCATTAGCACTTGCAAAAGAGAGTTTAGGGTTGATTAGAGGTAAATATCCATCTATACCAATACCAAACTCCACTATAACATTAAATGCAAATGATTTATTAATTCAAGCACAGGAAGAAAAAGAAAAACTAAAACAAGAGCTAACTGATTTATTAGATAAATTAAGTAAGAGAAGTCAGTTAGAAAAAATGGATGCTGAAGTAGAATCAATGAATAATCAATTGAGAAATATACCTAGAAGGATATATATAAAATAAACGTATATATTGTTTTTTAATGGATAAAAAGGAAGAATAAAAGTATAATGCCATTGTTTGACGGATATAGAGATGGAGATTTTTTCCGAAAAATGAATATGGAATTAATAAATAAAGTTATTAATACCGAAGTAGCATTATATCAATTAAATCCAGATGAAACAACTAAAAATTCATATGATGAATCTATAAATAGAGTATATTATTCTCCTATAAAGATAAATTGTTTGATAGATAGAAATGACCCATCATTTAATAATGCTAACGGGGTAGGTGTAGATTTTGCACAGACCATATCATTTTCATTTTTATATGATGAATTAGAAAACTTTAATTTTTTACCATCTACCGGTGATATAGTTGAGTGGGATAATGATTTTTATGAGTTAGGAGAAATATTTCAAAATGAATATTTTTCAGGTAAAAATCCAAAGACTCATTGGGGAGAACAAGATACTGGTTATAACGTATCTATATTATGTAAAGGTTATAAAGTAAGATATACCCAATTAAATATAAAAGAAAGAACATTAAGGTAATTTAAATGTCTAATGATATAAAGGTATATAGTAAACCAAATTTAAAAAATACAATATCATCTCATAGAAATGATATAGAATTACCTAATGTACCAAATATAAACAAAAGACAAGAACAAATAAAATTTACAGATACGGATGTAAAGGGACCAGAGCTATCATTACAAGAAAATAGTGATGCGTTATTATATTTTTTTAGAGATACTATATCTCCATACGTCACTATAAATGCAAATGAAAAGATAAAAGTTCCTATTGTATGGATGAATAGAGAAAAATGGACAGAAGCAACAGAATATGGATATATAAGAGATGAAAAAGGAAAATTGCA